TTAACGTATTTGATAACCGAAAAAAGCCACAGCGTAGACAAGGATTGTGGTCAAGACTCTAAATTGTGCATTGAAAATTATTCTTTTCTGTGCCAACCAATGTAAAACAACCAAGGAGAATGATATGTGTGGTGGTGGTGGCGGCGGCGGTAGAAGCCAAGCCGATATAGATGCTGAAGCAAAAGCTGCAGCAGATGCTCGTATAGCAGCGGAAGATGCAAAGCGTGAAGAGATTGAAGCAAAAGCTGAAAAGAAACGTGAAGATATTGGTGAAGCAGTAGAGTCACGCGCTGAAAGCAAAGCTATGCGTGGCGGTAAAGGTCGTCGTTCTTTGTTCAGAGCTGGTGGCGGTGGATTCTTAGATCGGTTTAGTTAATGGAAAAAGTTGCCAAGCAGTACATACAAAAGTATGAGAAAGCCAAGTCCTTTCGCGAGAACTGGGTTCCGTTGTTCGAGGAGTGCTATGAGTATGCACTACCTCAACGTGAAAGTTTTTACGCTGAAACTGCTGGGCAAAGACGCGATGACCGCATATTTGACGAGACTGCGGTGGTTGGCGTTCAAGAGTTTGCTAGTCGCCTCCAATCTGGGCTTGTACCTAATTTTGCTAGGTGGGCTGATCTCATGGCTGGTAGTGAAGTTCCTCCAAATCAGCGCGAATCTGTTGATAACGAGCTTGACGAGGTAACAGAATACGTCTTTGAGATACTACAAAACTCTAACTTTAGCCAAGAAGTACATGAATCCTTCATGGATTTAGCTGTTGGTACTGGTGTTTTGTGCGTAGAAGAGGGCGATGCACTCAATCCTGTTAACTTTTCTGCCATACCATTGCCTCATGTGGTGCTAGATACTGGCCCAGATGATAGAATTGACCATGTTTTCCGTGAACGTAAGGGCGTAAAGTACGATCATTTAGAAATAATGTACCCAAATGGCACGTTTGATCCTAAGGTTATGAATTATATGGGGTCAGATAAGACAACAACTGTACTAGAAGTTATATGTCGTGACTATACAGCCAAGAATGAAGAGGCTTATCTAAGCTATGCGTTCTGTATGACTACAAATACTGTACTAAACTACAAACAAATGAAGGGTAACGGCTCAAATCCGTTTATATGCTTCCGTTGGTCTAAGTGTGCAGGTGAAGTTTATGGTCGTGGCCCATTAATTAACGCATTATCTGCTATAAAAACTACAAATCTTACCATTGAAATGATACTTGAGAATGCGCAGATGGCTATCTCTGGCATATACCAAATGGAAGATGATGGCGTAATAAATCCAGATACAATACAGTTAGTCCCAGGATCTATTATACCAAAAGCTATGGGATCTAGCGGATTACAGCCTATTCGTGCAGCAGGGAACTTTGATGTAGCCCAGTTAGTGCTAGGTGATATGCGTCAAAACATAAAACGTGCGCTATATAACGATATGTTGGGTAATCCAGACAAGACACCAGCGTCAGCAACAGAAGTAGCAGAGCGCATGGCAGACCTTTCTAGGCGCATGGGCGCTGCTTTTGGTAGGTTACAAGCTGAATTAGTCCAACCAGTGCTACAGCGCGTTATTTATATCCTTAAAAAACAAGGACGTATTGATGTACCTACTGTAAATGGGCGTGAAGTTAAGATACGTTCTGTTTCTCCGCTAGCTCAAGCGCAATCTAACCAAGATATTTCTAGTGTTGGTCGCTTCCTAGAGATGGTTGCTGGTACATTTGGGCCAGAGATGTTGCAGCTACTTATTGATGGCGAACAAACAGCTATACATCTAGCTAAAAAGTTTGGCGTTCCTGAAAGCTTGATTCGCGATGAAGAACAGCGTAAACAAATAGCTGCATTAGCGCAACAAATGGCGCAACAACAAGCGCAACAACAACAGGGTGAAATGATTGAGCAGCAAAGTTAATATCGGAGTCGATGGTTATCAAAGGGCTACGAGTCAAGATTTAGAAATTAGCCAGAATATTGCTGAAACATTTAGTACCCCTGCTGGTGAGGCTGTCTTAAAGTATTTGCGTTCAGTTACTATTGAAATGGTACATGGGCCTAATGTGACCACAGAAGAACTACGACACCATGAAGGTCAGCGTTATATCGTTGGCCTTTTAGAGCGTCGAGTATCACATGCACATAGGAGTAAAAACAAATGAATGACATACCAGTAGGATCAGAGCAGTCTACACATGGTGAAACAGAGGAGCGTGACTTTGTAGTTGCTGAAGACACAGCCCCAGATAGACCAGAATGGTTGCCAGAAAAGTACAAGAGTGGCGAAGACTTAGCTAAAGCATATAAAGAGCTAGAGTCTAAACTAGGTACTAAAGAAGAAGACTTACGTGCGCAGTTTCAAGAAGAGTTTGACGCTACGAAAAACGCTGATCGCCCTGCATCTGCTGGTGAATATGCATTACCAGACTTTGTAGATGATGAAGAAGCAGTTGATAACGAGCTACTCAAGTGGTGGGCTGAACAATCTTACGACAATGGGTTTGGTCAAGATAAGTTTGAAAAAGGTATTGAGATGTATCTTCAAGCATTAGATGGGTCTGCTCCTGATCTTGATGCTGAAGCTGCAAAACTAGGGGAAAACTCAGATCAGCGGATAGAAGCGGCATCTATGTTTGCTACTAAGTTTTTCCCCAGTGAAACTATGCCAGCAATAGAGCGTATGTTTGAAACGCATGAAGGTATTATTGCTATAGAAGCCATACAAGAAGCTATGAAAGATGGAGCATTTGCTGGAGACGCAAACCCTGCTGCTGGTATTACAGAGGATAGTCTAAAGGAAATGATGCAAGATCCTAGGTACTGGAGTAAGAATGACCCTGCATTTGTTCGGCAAGTAGAAGCTGGCTTTAAGAAGCTTTATGGAAGCTAAGATAATAAAACGTGGTAATTTTTACCTAACGCCATTTACAAAAGACCATGTTGAAGAAGTAATTGCCAACTTGAGTCCAGAAAATGTCAGGGAGATAAATCTCCTTGGCTATCATAATGTCAGAGAATGTATTGAAGAGATGATGAAATACTCTGATTGCTACCTAGTACGCAAAGAAGGTGAGGTATTTACTGCAATATCTGGGCTTTGGTACGAAGATGGCAGAGAAACACCGCAGTTTTTTGCAATGTTTTCTAAGAATATTAAGAAAAACTTTACATCTATAGCGCGTGGATCACGTATGTTAGTGACATTTTTTGATAGAACACAGGACGAAATGTGTATGCGTATATTGAGCGATCACCAGTTTATGTTGGATTGGGCAGCATGGTTAGGCTTTGAAGCAATAGGTGTAACTGAGTTTAATTCTAACCACTATGTTGATTTTGTGCGTTGCATTTCCCCACAAAAAAGTGCTTATAGTGAAACATCACGGCCCGTGATGCACTGAAAGGCCCATTTGGATACCCTTGTCGATGTGAAGGAACGGATACCCGAGTAACCGAAACTTTATATTTAGGAAGAAAAAATGGCTAATACTATCGACCAAGCTTTTATTAAGCAGTTCGAAACTGAAGTCCACATGGCGTATCAACGCATGGGTTCTAAGCTTCGCAACACAGTACGTTCAACAAATGTATCTGCATCAGTGGCAAGATTCCAGAAAATCGGAACAGGCACAGCGTCAACCAAGGCACGTAACGGAGATGTTACAGCAATGGAACTAGCGCACACTAACGTAGAAGTCACAATGGCTGACTACTACGCAGCGGAATACATTGATAAGTTGGACGAATTAAAGATCAACATCAATGAGCGTCAAGTTGTAGCTCAATCTGCTGCTGCTGCATTAGGCCGCAAAACAGATGAGTTAATCACAGCAGCTATGGATGCTGGTGCAAACTCAACGCAAATCGCTGACACATCTGGCGCATTAGCAAAAGCTGACTTACTAACATTGTTTGAAACAATGGGTACAGCTGACATTCCAGAAGACGGACAGCGTTATATCGCTATGTCACCTGCTGGTTACACTGACTTGTTTAACATCAATGAGTTTGCATCAAGTGATTATGTTGGGCCACAAAGCCTACCATTTGCTGGTGGTATGACAATGAAAGAGTTCTTAGGATTTAAGATCTTCTCAACGTCTGCTGTTGCTGGTGGTAAAAACTTTGCATACCATACATCATCAGTTGGTATCGGTATTAACTCTGATGTTCAAACAGAGCTTAACTATGTACCACAAAAGGTTGCACACCTAGCTACATCAATGATGTCAATGGGTTCAGTAGTAATCGACGACAATGGCGTTTACGAAGTTCTTGACAACAACTAATATTTTAGGGGGCTTCGGCCCCCTTTAACTCCAATATATAGGTTGAAGAAATGCCAGCAAATACACCAATAAAAGTATGTTCACGCGCTTCCGTCCTTATGGGCGGTTCTCCTATTTCATCATTTGATGAAGGTACAGCCGAGGCTGATGTAGTTGACGCAATGTATGAGGACATAGCAAGAGCCGCGTTGACAAGTACACGCTGGCGTTTTGCAACTAACCAACAAGTATTAAACAGATTAGCTGCAGCACCTACAAGCAGATATGATGCGGCATACCAAATGCCATCAGATCTTCTTATGCTTAGTGCGGTTACAGTTAACGACGACCCAATAATATATGACACATATGGCGATAAAGTATATTGCGATACAACGACAGAAGAA